AGGTCTCTCAGATGCTCCGCACCTCTCTTGAACGCATTGCGCTTCACAATGAGCTTGCCGCTTTGGCTGCAGCCTTCTTCGCCGCTAAGGGCGTTGCTGCCCCTGCGGTGCACGAATTCGAAACCACGGGCGAGGCCTATGACGCTACGCAATGCGACGACACGATTGCGAACGGTGACGTTCTCTTGATCGTTAGCGAGGGCGTTGTGGGTGTTGCTGATACTTGGCCGGTCGCGGTGACGTTTGCGCGCGGCCATCTTCACACGCCCGGCGAGGGATACACGCTCGCGCAGTGCCTTGAGGGCCGCGCGGCTGCACGGGGCATCCACTTCGCCAAGGTCATTGCAGAACGCCTTGGCTTTGAAATTCGCGCCTAATCGTCTCCACACACACACACTCAAGGGAAACCGACCATGATCAAGATGCACGCTTCTTCCAAGGCTATCGTTCGCAACGGCGCAATGCACTACCTGCCCATGATCACCTTGCGCGCCGACAAGGGCCGCATGGTCGGTTGCCGCGTGCCCCAAGGCGCGGCGCAAGAGTTTCGCATCTTCACGACGTCGGATGCTGCACGTGAGGCCGCACACGCCATTGCGCTCCGCTGCGCTGCAGACTTCCCGGGCATCTTGATTGCCGCCTAACGCCATTCGTTTGTCCTAATAGCTTCCAACTGTCAAAAGGCTTCCACACAATGGCCGTCACTCAAGTTAATGGTTTCATCTTCTATCGCGGCCCGTCGATGCTTGACGGCGCACCAATCATCGCCGTGGCCACGGGGACGGCCAAGGGCTCGCGTAACTCTAAGACTGGTGCGGAAGTGCAGACTTGGATTTTGCGCGACGACATGTCCCCGGTTGACGCTGTGAAGTCTGGCAATGATCGCAGCATCTGCGGCACATGCATTCATCGCGGCCCGAACAACGACGGTTCGGAACGTTCCTGCTACGTCACCGTGTTTCAAGCTCCGCTGGTAGTGTGGAAGTCGGCGCAACGCGGTCTCTATCCGCAACTCAATGAACATGCTGCTTCGCTTGCGTTGTCTGGCAAGGTTGTGCGCCTTGGCAGCTATGGCGATCCGGCTGCAGTCCCCGCGCATGTGTGGCGTGCGCTTGTCGCCTTCACTGAGGGCCACACGGGCTATACGCACCAATGGCGCACCAATGACGACTTGCGCGACCTTTGCATGGCGTCGTGTGATAGCGCTTTCGAGCAAGAGTTAGCCAAGGCGCAAGGTTGGCGCACGTTCCGTGTGATGCGCCAAGGCGACCGCATGTTGCCCCGTGAAATCGCTTGCCCGGCTTCTAAAGAGGCCGGTGCGAAAACGAATTGCTCAGCTTGCAAGGCGTGTGGCGGCAATGGTGCAAAGGCCAAGGTCGATATTGCCATCGTGGCCCATGGTGCCGCTGGCAAGGTGAACGCATTCAACGCGAGGGCCGCAGCATGATCGGGGACACATGGCACGCGGCGTTCCTAATCGCCTTGTGGCTCGCAGGGATGGCTTATGGCGCGGGCGCTATCGCAAGGTTGCTCGCATGATCACAGAAAGATTGTGTGGCTTGGCGATGCTCCTAACGCTCGCGTTGTTGCTTCTACTGCTTTCGCTATTCGTGCATTGAGCGCGACACATTGAGACCTTACGGCGCGCGGCGAAAGCCTACGCGCCTTGGGGCATTACTAGAAACCGAAAGGGACGTCGCATGGCAACATTCAATCACACGCTAGGTAAGACGCGCGCGGGAGAAGGCACGCGCATATGGCTAGAGGGCAAGCGTCTAATCGATCACGGCTTTGCCCATGGCGCGCACGTGCGCCGTGAGTGGCATGAGGGCAAGCTTAGGCTTTCCGTGGTTGACGCTGCAGCCTTTGAAGCCTTGCCGCGTAGCGAGCGCACAACGGTCGCAGGTAATGCCGCGCGGCCCATAATCGATATCACGGGCGCTGCAGTCCGCGACGCCTTCCCGTCGGGCAAGATTACCGCAACGTGGTTTGTCGACGGCCGTTGCATCATTAAAGGAGCCTAGGCCCATGACGAATTACGAATGCTTCGCTCCCGGCCATCGCTTGCCCGTCGAAACCATCGCGGCCGAGACCGCATGGGATGCGCGCAAGGCGTATGCGTCCAAGCATCACCTTGGGGGAACGCTAGGCGTCATTGCGCGCCGTGTTGATCTAATCGACGACGCTTGGAAGCGTCTCGCGGATCGGCATCGCCGCTACTAGCCATTATGCACAAACGAGACCTTACGGCGCGCGGTGAAAGCCTACGCGCCTTGAGGCATTGGGAAACATGGGAAGGGATTACACTTTATGACTACCGTTGCTCAATACGCGCTAGAGGCCCAGCAAGCGGGGTTTCGCATTGAAGAAGATGCGGAAGGCTTGCTTTGGATTATCACTCCCACGCGCCCGCGTAGGCCCTCACAGCGCCTAGGTTCTTTCACTAACCGCGACCGTGCTTGGATGTCTGCAGCATCGACGCTGCGGCGGCAATTCACGGCATAGTGCAGATACCGCAGTAAGACTACGGTAATCCGAATTCAGTGCCCAACTGTGCGCCAATCACACTTGTGCCTGATTCCGGTTAGTGCTTTTAGAACAACACAATTCCGGCGCACACGCGGCACGCTGCCAGTTTAAGGCCCCGGGGAAGGCATTATGGGAATATGCGACCGATCATCACCATTGACGCTGCTGGCCACCTTATCTCGACCATTATCGACAACGACGGCGCTGCGCCGACTATCGCAGTAGGTACACGCTTCACCTTTCACAGACCTTACGAAACCCCTTGGGGTGAAGTGCCAACGGGAATTACTGCGACGGTGATTGAAACGGTTGATGCTACTGGGGAGCTTGACCTGGAGGTAGAGGAGAAGGTACCAGCGCTGTTTATGTGGAGCGGGCTTCTCATCATGCTGCCCTTTATGTCTGAAGACTTATCCGCCTGCCTGAGACTGCTCATTTGACAATTAAATTCCCGGGGAGCATATAGTTCCCCGGGTTTCACCCTAAGGAACAGTACCAATGCCCGCGCACCAGTCATTTAAACCAACGCTTTCCGACGAGGAACGTGCAGCCGCTCGCGCGCTCCGACTTGCTTTAGAGCCTTTTTATACCATGCGCCCCAACGTGCCCCTTAGCTACTTGCGCACGTTCCTGCTCATTGCTGAGGAGGAGGGACTAGGCGTCAACGAATACGCAGGCATTGGTGGCATCGCGCCCAGTGTCATGACGCGCAACATTCTCGACATCGGCACACTCAACCGACACAAGGAAGAAGGCCTAGGGCTGGTCACCAACGAGCGCGACCCGTTCGACCTTCGCAAGCATAACGTCAAGGTTACGCCCAGTGGCCGCGCGCTGGTGCGTCAGTGGGTCACCGTGCTGCGCTCTTATTGCAAGGGCTGAAATGAAGAACGTGCTCTTTTGCCTCGGCATCGGGGCAGGACTATCGCTCGCTGCATATCAATGGATCACGATGTTTATGGAGATCATGCATCATGGCGTTCGCTGAGCGCGACAGCCGCACAAAGAAACACACAGGCCGATGGGCTGTAGACTTCTGGTGGCGCGTCAAGGGTCAACCTGAGAAGCGTATGCGTCGTGCATTCGACAGCAAGGCCGAGGCCGAGGCTGCAGAGACCTACGCTCGCGCGACTGGCCTATGGCCCCAACAGTCGGCCGAGGAAGCCAAGGGTCCCTCGTTCAAAGAGGCGGCCGAGGACATGCGGGCCAAGCATGACATCTGGCTTGAGGGCAGGGACGTCAGCGGGCAGCGTAGGCTCGACTGGGTGATTGAGCACATTGGGCACCTGCCGGTCGCCCACGTGAGCACAGAGGACCTAGACGGGCTTGTGGCGGCCCTACGCAAGCGCAAGGTGGTCAACCGCCGCAATGACACTGGCAAGCTCAGGGGCCGCACCATTAACGGCTACCTGACCATGGCCAGCGCCGTCCTGACGTGGGCCGCGTCGCGCCCGAAGGTCTATGGGGACTTCAGGGTGCCCGAGGTGCCGTGGGCGCAGATCATTGAGACCCGCATCTACTTTATGACCATGGACCAGCAAGCGATGCTCGTACGCTATTACCTGGAGCAGGGCTGGCCTGAGGAAGCTTTGATCGTTCGGACCCTCTGTGCGAGCGGCATGCGCTGGTCGGAACTCGCGGGGCTGGAGCCTCACATGATCACCTTCAGCAAATCGGGAAATGGGACCGAGGTGGGTTGGATCAAGCTGGATCGGACCAAGACAAATCATCCCAGAGACATCCCTATTATTCCTGCTCTGGCGCGCGAGGTGCGAGCACTAATCGGGAACGATTGGAGACCAAACTACAGCCGCTCGCGCACTAGGTTCGACGTCGCACGTAAGTTGCTTGGGTTGCCACCGTCCCTCACGCTTTACGGGGCACGCCACGCGGCTGCGACGTACCTGACCAAGCAGGGCATGCCTCCGGCAAATATCCAATCATTCATGGGACATAAGAGCTACAAGACGACCGAGAAGTACGTTCACGTCGAGAGCGAGAACCTCGTCCAAGCCGTCGAATTTCTCACCCCAACGTCTGGGGGCGAGACCAAAATTCCCGACAGCAGCGAAGTGGTTGCTTTCAAGAAAGCCTTATAGTACAGGCTCTTGCCAATGGGGCCACGTGGCGGAGTGGTTACGCAACGGTCTGCAAAACCGCTGTCAAAATACTTCCCCTTGTAAACGTAATTTTCTGACCTATACAAACAACCGGGCTCGCTACGGCGGGCCCTTTTGCGGCCCTAATACCTTCCACCTGTCAAAAGACTTCCCCAGAGACACTTCTGTCACCCTATCAATGGGTTACCGGTTAATCCGGGGGACGTTTAGCCAAGACAAAAGGAACTGTTCCCCGATGAACGCCATTCCGTCTACTCTGGAATTCGATCTAGCCGTTAAAAAGATCAACACCCAAGACACAAGAGCTAGGACCAACGAAGGGTTCAGCAGCACCCTAGGTGCACGCAAGCTCACCGAGCGCAGCCTGAAGGTCGTCACTGCCGGTGTCATCTCTGCATTGAATGATAGTGCCAAGCTCCGCTCCCACAGCATGGAGTTCCGGCTCCAACGTGTCCTTAGGGGCCTGCAGCCCGAGGTGATCGCCTTGGCGTGCCTCATGCCTGCGCTCAACAGCGTGGCTCTCGAACACACCCACCGTGATGCCGCTCTGGCCATTGGTGGCTCGCTGTGGACCGAGGCTTACATGGCCAAGCTGTTGGTCACCGATAAGAAGGCCGCTGGCGCCATTACGAAGGCTGCTGGCGAGCGCTTCGCCAATGTGAAGCTCAGGCAGGCCAAGGTGATCAAGGACGCCTCCAGCCGCCTTGGGTTCACTATGGAGGAATGGACGCGCCCGATGCGCCTGCACGCTGGCCAGTGGGGCGTGAACATCCTCCTGCAGGCGCTGCCTGACGTGTTCGAGCTTCGCGAGATACCGAACGATAGCGAGAAGGCGTGGAGCGTCACTGACGAAGCTGCGACTATGATGGACGACGTCGTCAACGATGCTGTGCTGAAGTCTCCCGTGTATCAGCCGCGCACTGTGAAGCCTGAGGATTGGACGGGCTTCTATTCGAAGATTGCAGAAGACAGACGCTTCGCAACCGTCGCGGTCCCCTTGGTCCGCACGCTGCACAAAGAGACCGTCGCTGCCATCAAGCACGCCATTCGCACGGGCCAGATGGACGGCGTCATGCGTGCGGTCAACAGCCTGCAGAGCGTGCCTTACAAGCTCAACGGTTGGCTCCTCGGCGTGCTGCAGGAATGCGACCACCTCGGCATCCAAGTTAAGGGCGTGCCTCCGCAGCAGCCCAAGAAGGTCACCCCGCGTTCTGCGGATGACGTGTGGGCCGCAATGACCAAAGCAGAGCAGGGCCGTCGCGCTGCTCAGATCAAGACCGAGAAGAAGCGCAACCGCATCGACAAGGCTGCACGTCTCAAGTTCAACATAGACCTGAGCGTGGCCCGTCGCATGCAATTGGCTGACAAGTTCTACACGCCAATGAACCTCGACTGGCGTGGTCGCGTTTATTACCTCACGCAATTCAACTTCCAGCGCGAGGACTATGTGCGCGGCATGTTCCTGTTCGCCAACGGCAAGCCTGTGGGCGAGCGGGGCATCTATCACCTGAAGCTCCAAGCAGCCAATACCTGGAGCGGCGAGCAGAAGCTCGACAAGCAGCCGATGCACGTGCGCGTGCAGTGGGCAAACGACAACATCGAGCTACTGCGGGACATGGTTGCTCGTCCCCTGCACAACACCGAATGGACGAAGGCTGACAAGCCGTTCGCCTTCCTCGCTGCAGCCCGTGAGTTGGTCAACGCATGGGACAATCCGTCGTACGTCTGCCACCTCCCGGTAGCGTTCGATGGTAGCTGCAATGGCTTGCAGCACCTCTGCGCCATGACCCGTGCGCCTGAAGGCAAGTTCGTCAACCTGACGGACAACAAGACGCCTGAGGACATCTACCAACTGGTCGCGGACGCCGCGCTCAAGAGCATCGAGGCCGACAAGCACAGCAACACCCTGTATTACGCTCAGGGTCCCGCTGACGCTCCCCGCAAGGCTAACGCTACGCTGGGTGACCTCGCGCAACTCGCCATCGAGTATGGCGTCAACCGCAAGCTCGTGAAGCGTAACGTGATGACCTTCGCCTATAGCTCGAAAGAGAACGGGATGAAGGAACAGCACGTGGAAGACACCATCGACGCTGAGAGCCTCAAGGGCAACTATCCGTTCGGCACCACCTTTGCCGAGCAGCAGTTGGCCGCGTCGTATCTCGCCAAGCGCACGATGGCAGCCATTAAGAGCGTCGTGGGTAAGCCTGCTGAGGCCATGGCCTTCATGCAGAAGCTCGCACAGCAACTCGCTCACGAAGGCTCTGCTCTGACGTGGAAGACGCCCATGGGTCTCCCTTGGATCAACCGTTACCATACGTCCAACGTGAAGGTCATCAAGCTCTCTTGCTACAGCAAGGGTGTTCGGGTGACCGTAGAGACCACGCTTGCCGATGGCTTCGACACGAACATCGCGAAGCGTGAGGTGACCAATGGCGTTGCCCCTAACTTCGTGCATGCCCTCGACGGCGCGCATCTGCAGGCCTCTGTGAACGCCGCTGCAGATCGGGGTGTCGTGGACTTCGCTACTGTGCATGACAGCTATGGTTGCCTTCCAGCGGACGCTGATCTCTTCAATGAAGTGATCCGCGAGGAGTTCCTGCGCATCTATCAAAATACCGACGTCCTGCAGGAGCTTCTGGACAATGCCAACGCGCAGCTATCTGAGGCGGGCCGCGCCAAGCTGGCCAAAGAGCTTGAGAAGGCTCCGAAGCCTGTGCCGGGGGATTTGCCGCTGGAACAGGTGCTGAGCGCCCTCTACGCATTCGCGTGACCACATAGCTTCCCCGTGTCAAAATAGTTCCGGGAAAGCACTATATTCCATAAAAACAATCACTTAGCGGACAATCCGGGGGACGTTTAGCCAAGACGCCATCCCGGCAAGGCCCAGTCACCCCGGAGATTCCCATGGAATACCAGACCAAGAATTCCTCTGCCTCCCGCAACTTCCGCAATGACGTGCTTCGCGGCGTCGAGCCCACCATCATCGACCGCGCAACACTGGAGGCACGTGGAATCGACACCGAGGCGCTGGAGCAGCGCATTCGCCAGAGCAAGGAGCATCGCCCCTCATGATCCGAAAGCGTCTCTACGACCGGCTGTGCAACGTCTCGCACACTCCGGCCTTCCATGCGTCTCACGGAGTGGCGCACTGCGCTTACTTCGTGGCCGTGATGGCGGAAGGACATGGCCTGTACGCCGTCGTTGGCGGGGTCATGGTCGTCTACTCCCTGATCACTGTGCTGACGACGGAGGAGCCTGATGGGCATTCCTGACGTCCCCAAGTGCGAGCAGCCCTACGTCGTCCTGCGGTCCCCTAGTGGGGCCGTTGTCGTTTGTAGGCACCACCTCGTCACCGACGAAATCAAAGCGGACGAGGCTTTCGCCTTGGCGCGGGCTCTCAACGAAGAACACAGAAAGAGGACGGCTCAATGACCGGCACGTACATCAGCTACCTCACGATCAACAACACGGCCGACTGGCACGCGACCATGGCCATGAAGGCCTACCGCAAGAAGCAGTGGGACGACTATCGGCGGCACATCGCCATCGCTGACTTCCTGCGCAGCTAACACAGCCTCACGACCTCAATCGTAACCGTCACCTTGGAGACACCAATGCACACGTTGTATCACGGCACTTCATCCATCAACCTCGACTGCATCAAGAAGGTCGGTCTCGAACCCGGCCACGCCAAGGGCGGCGACGTGTGGGCCACTGAGCACCACATGAGCGTCGGCAAGAACTCCGAACATCGGGGCCCGCAGGTTTTCGTCGCTCTCAACAAAGATCAGGCGGAAGACTTCGCTAACATCGCAGCCGAGGAAATGGGCGGTGATCCGATCATCATCGTGCTGCATGTCCCCGAGAAGGTGTTCGCCACCTTCAAGGTAGACGAGTTGTTCGCAGAAGGAGCCTTCGGAACGCCTGAAGCGTGGCGTGCTCCCCGGGTCCCTGTGGACTGCATTGGCGAAGTGCTGCCTGCCCAGAAGCACAAGCCCTTCGGTGGCGGCGACTACAGCGATGACAACGTCATCCTGTCGCTTCTGCAAGACCTCCTCTCTCACCGCTAACCAGTCACCCTCAATTCAAACGGAGATACTTCCATGACCACCAAGACCGACTACACGCCGTCCGGTATCAAGCTCGAAGGTCCGTATGAGAACGACCGCAACGGGGAGAACGCCGACCTCTACAAGGCGATCATCCGCGAAGCCTATGGCGTCACCGACGTCATCTGCGGTCACCACCTCGTCTATCAGGTGGAGGACAAGAGGGCTGACGGGTTCACCTACACGTTCGTCGAGGAAGTGCCCAGCGCTGACACGCTGATCTTCGACACCGATGTCGCCCAGAGGCTCTGGGGCGACAAGTGGAAGAGTGTCCTGACCATCCTCGCTGTCACGCCTATCGCTGAGCGTGATGCCCTGCTGCACGACTTCTACTACGGGAGGACCCATGAGGTTCAAGACTGACGACTTCTCCGACCGCGTGCTGGAGACGAAGGACGGGGATGGTGATCGCCTGCGGGTGATCATCACCAACAACGTCGGATTCGCCGCGACTGTCGCCGTGAACACCGAGGCGGTCATCGTCGGCCGCAAGAAGCTCCGCAAGCTCGCGAAGCGCGTCCTCAAAGAAACAAGGAAGTGACTAAATGAATAACAACGTCACCATCCGCATGGGCGCGTCCCTCTGGACCGTCACCGTCAAGGGTGCAGATGGCAAGCCGGTCGCGTTCGACCTGTACGCCATGGACAAAGACCAGCGCCGCAACTTCCACCGCGAGTTCATGAAGGCGTATCGCAATGCGTGAGTACGACCACCTCGCTGGCCTCCAGAACCAGCAGAACCTGCAAGCGGAGCCGTCCCCCGAGGACCGCATCGCCACCATGGTCCAGCAGGACTTCGGCGTACGCCTCAGCCCTCAAGCCATCCGCATGTTCATTCGGCTCCGTTGGGCCCGCGTGAGCAAGGCGGCACACGAGATACACGACGCCTGATGATCTTCGCCGTTCTTGCCAATCACGTGCTCGACACGGTTGGCATCATCTACATCGTTTCAACCACCATCAAGATTGCTCGCGGATATCCCGTGAGCCGATGGTTCTTCTGAAGGGACTGATCCTATGAGCCTGATCTCCAAACTGTTCTCCGATGCCCGCAAGGCAGTGAACTCCTACGTGGGCGACGACGCCTTCCTGAAGGGTGTGGCCTCGGCCGCTGCCAACGTGACCGCCGCTGACGGCAAGGTCGAAGACGAAGAAGTCGATGCTGCCATCAAGGGCATGCAGGCGAACACCATCGTCTCTGCCTCGTTCAACTCGACGCAGATCAGCGATGCCTACGGTCTCGCTCTGATCCGTGCGAAGTCCCGTGCGGGCAAGATGGAAAACAAGCGGAACATCGAAGCCCTCGTGGGCCGCGATGCGACCGTGCGTCAGGACGTCTTCCTGATCGCTGCCGACGTTGCCGATCAGGGCGGCATCGGTGCCGAAGAAATGGCCGTGCTTGAGACCATCGGCGGCCTGCTGAACCTCGACGCGAAGAAGCTTCTGGCTTGAGCGTAGCGCAACTGGTGGCATCCTCGGCGTTCTTCGTCGGGATGCCGCTGCTGATCTACATCTTCCGAACCTTGTGAACCTAGGGGCCCTTCGGGGTCCCTTTTTCTTGGAGACTGCTTCCTTTGGAAACCTTCCTCGTCTCGTTACTCGGCATCGTCTGGATTGACCTCCTGCTGTCGGGTGACAACGCTGTCGTCATCGCGCTCGTCAGCAACCGCCTACCTCCCGAGCAACAGAAGTGGGGCATCGTAGGCGGCACTGCTGCAGCCGTCCTGCTCCGCGTCGTCATGTCGTTCTTCGCTGTCTTCCTCCTCGGCGTTCCTGCGCTGTCGATTGTCGGCGGCCTCTTCCTGCTCAAGGTGGCCATTGGTCTCCTCGTGGAAGAGGCTGAGGACGAGAACGGAGACGCTGTGGGTCGCATCACGCTGTCCTACGCCATTGGCACCATTGCCATGGCTGACGCCTCCATGAGCCTCGACAACGTGCTCGCTGTGGCCGCTCTGGCCCATGGCAACATTGTCCTCATGGTGACTGGCGTCGTCCTGTCTATCCCGCTGGTCATCGCGGGTGCTGCCCTCATTAGCAAAGCCGTCGCACGCTTCCCGATCATGGTCTGGGCGGGCGCTGCGGTTCTCGGCTGGGTCGCTGGCGGCATTGTCGCTGCTGATCCGTGGGCTGCTCCGTACCTGGATCACACCATCACCTCGGCTTCCGGCGCTGCACTGGTGCTCCTCGTGGGTCTCTGGTCGCGCTTCAAAAACAAGGCTGCATAAAAATGAATGACGGCACTTCAATCGGACTTCTCGGCATCGCCCTGTGGTTGGTGGGTGTCGTCTTTGTTGGCGCGGGCCAGTTGGGCACCTTCGATCCTCCTCCTCAGGGGGCTCCGAGTGTTGTGACCTCTGGCCCGCGATGTACCTTTGCCTATCCCCGGGGCTTCAACCCGTGGGTCATCGCGAAGGTCACCAAGCAACCTGAAACCTGCGAGAACGGTGACCTTCAGTCAACGTGGCGGGGCTGCACGCCTCGCTTCAAAGCATAGGCGCTCGACGACTAACGTCAGTGCCGCACTGAGTATTGCAACAAATCTAATATGGCTAAGACTACCGTTATCCTCCCCAAAGGCACCGCTGTCTTCCCGAAGCTGAATGAGATTGACGTCTATCAGCCTCTGACCCCGTCTGGCAAAAAGAACGGCCCTGAGAAGCGCCGCTACATCACGGGCGTGAAGTTCAGCGACGAAGACCATCGCAAGGTCGATGCTTACCTGAAGAAGCAGTTGAAGGCGAACAACCTTCCGGCCAACGCCAAGCTGCCGTGGAAGCAGGACAAGAAGGACGGCTCGTTCTCTCTCCAGATGACCTCTGGCGAAGACTATCCGCCGCCGTTCGTTGACGCTGCGGGCAATGAAGTGCCGCGTAGCAAGGTGAAGATTGGTGGTGGCTCGATCATCAAGCCCGACGTCACTGTCAACGCCTACGATGGCTTTGGTGGAGGCATCAACCTCTACATCAATCAGGTCCAGATCATCGAACTCAAGACCCGCGTCTTGAACAAGTTCGAAGCCGAGGCGGGTGGTTACACCTACAACGGCGGTGACGCTGATGAAGATCGGTCGGAAGACCTCGACGACGCTGAGCCCGAGGCCCCTGAGGCACCGGACAGCAACACGGACGATGACATTCCGTTCTAAGGATGTCGAAGCCCGCACTCACCATCGAGCCTGAGTTTCGCTCAGGTCTCGAACGGGAGGCTGCGGCCAAGCTAACTCAGGCCGGTGTGCCCTTTGGTTTCGAAAGCCAATGGATCAAGTACATCGTGCCTGAGCGCGAGGCCAAGTATCTTCCAGACTTTTCCTTCGACGGTTGCCCGATCATCCTAGAGCCCAAAGGGCGCTTTGGTGGTGCGGTCCCGGGCGGCAAGTTTCGCGTCTCCACCAAAGACGCTGCCGTGAAGGAACGACAGAAGTTCGTCCTGCTCAAGCAACAGCATCCTGAGTTGGACATCCGCTTCATCTTCTCCCGAGCATCGACGCCCATCTACAAGGGCTCCCCAACTTCCTACGGGAAATGGGCGACCGACCATGGCTTCAAGTGGGCCGAGAAGGTCGTGCCTGATGCTTGGATCGAAGAAATCAAGGCTTACCAGAAACCCAAAAAGAGAAAGTGACCCTATGTCTGAGACCCTGACCATCGGCACCCCGAACCTCGCGAACGACCTCTCTCTGTCGCCGCAGTGCCGGAAGATTTTGGCGCACCTTGAGAGCAAGGACAGCAACGGCAACTATCGCACGGTCACGAACAACGAAAGCATGCTCGTGTTCCACGTGTTCAGGCTCTCGGACGTCATCTTCAAACTGCGCAACGCGGGTTATCCGATCAAGATGACCATGAAGCGTGACGGCATCGGAGGCCAGTACGCCTCCTATCAGTTGGTCCGCTGAGTTGGACGTAGCAATCGCAAATATGGCGGCCACGGGTTTCTCGTGGCTGCTAGTCGTCTCGTGGGGGATCATCGCTGTGATCGCCTACGCCGCTGCAAGAGAGTTCTTAGAGAGGCTACGGAGTGAGTTGCACTAAGGGGCCATGCCCCTGCGGACAGTCTTCGGATGCGTTCGCTACATATGACGACGGAAGTGGAAGCTGGTGCTTTAGCTGCAATGACATCGAGAAGTTCAAAGGTGCAGGCCCGGTTGCTGCAGTGGAGAAGTCTCCAAAGGCATCTGGCACCTTCAATCCGATTGACACCACCATCAGTGCCCTCACGGCGCGCGGTATCACCGAAGACACCATGCGCAAGTGCGACTACCGTCTCGGCAAGCTCTGGGATGGCACGCCAGTCCACGTCCAGCTAATCAAGGACGAGCAGGGCAAGCTGATCGACCAGAAGACGCGAACGCGCGACAAGCAGTTCAAGTGGCTGGGTGGCAGCGTCTACAAGAACAACGGCGGAATCATTGGCGAGTGGTCGTGGCCCGCGAAGGGCAAGACTGTCGTCATCACCGAGGGCGAGATTGACCGCATGACGGTCTCTCAAGTCTTCGACAATAAGTATCCGACTGGCTCGCTCCCGAACGGCTCAGGCTCCGTGAAGAAGGCGCTGCTGGCGAGTTGGGAGAAGCTTCTGCGCTTCGACCATATCGTGCTGTGCTTCGACAACGACGAGCCGGGACAGAAGGCCCTCAAGGAAGCCTGCGACCTCCTGCCGGTCGGCCGTGTGAAGATCATGAGCGTTCCAGGTAAGGACGCCAACGCGACCCTGCTGGAAGACGGCCCTGCGCCGATCATCCGAGCCTACTGGGACGCAAGACCCTTCAGGCCTGATGGCATCAGGGAGGGACGCGAGTTCACCCGAGAGAACCTCAAGAAGGCCATGGGCAAGCGTAAGGGCCTCGACCTTCCGTATCCCAAGCTCAACGGCATGTGGATGGGTCTGCGCCCTGCGGAGATTACGACCCTCTGCGCTGGCTCAGGTATCGGCAAGTCTACGCTGGCTCGCGCCATCGCCTATCACATGCGCGTCGCTCACGGCGAGAAGATTGGCAACATCTATCTTGAGGAAGACAACGAGACCTCGGTCGCAGCCTACTGCGCCTTGCATGCCGGTGTGCCCCTCAAGAGCCTCATAGCGAACCCTTCGCACATCAGCGACGATCAGTGGGATGCCGCGCTAGAAGCGGTCATCCACGACAACATGATGTTCTACGACCACTTCGGTTCGCTTGAGAGCGACCGACTGCTGACCATGATGCGCTACTTCGCGGCCAGCGGCTGCAAGTTCATTGTGCTCGATCATATCAGCATCGTCGTCTCAGGTCTTGAGACCATGGACGAGCGTAAGGACATTGACGTCCTGATGACCAAGCTGGCGTCCTTCGTGAAGGAAACCGGTGTTGGCGTCATCGCCATCGTGCACTTGAAGCGGTCGAACGGCAAAGACTTCAACGGCGGCGATCAGATCAGCCTCAACGACCTTCGCGGCTCCGCGTCTCTGGAGCAACTGTCGTTCAACGTGCTCGCCCTTGAGCGTGATCAGCAGAACGAGGAAGAGAAGCTCTACGCGCAGATACGTTCACTCAAGTGCCGCATCACTGGCGAGACTGGTGAAGCCGATCTGCTGAAGTGGAACATCGCGAAGGGCTGCTACGAGGTTGCGACCCGCAGCAAGGAGATACCCGATTTCGACCCTCACGAGAAAAGTGACACAGATGATATCAAGTTTTGAAGACGTCATCGCGATGCTCATGAAGCACGGGGCGACCCGCAAGCAGGCAGAGAGCATCATGTACGACGTCTATCACGAGCCTATGTCGTCCGCTCAGAACCCAGACCCTAAGGCACGCCGCAGGGAACGCAGCTACCAGATGGCCAAGTGGGCCATCGCTAAAGCCAAAGAATACGGAGCACAGAATGCGCGTATGGGACATGACGGGTCTGTCGTGGGGAGGCTTCAACCTCTTCGGTGACCGCAAGAGCGTCGAGGAGGTGCAGCGGCTGCTTCGCACAGAAGCCCGCGTCAACGCACTGCAGGACGAAGTCTACCGCCTGCAAATTCTGCTCGACGTAGAGAAAGGAAAGAATGCTGAGACTACTATGGGATACCGAGAGTAACGGCTTTCTGGCTAACGCCACCCGTTTCCACTGCATCGGTATCACCAACGTCGATACAGGCGAGTACAAGGGCTATCGGCCCCACGAGCTTGATGCGGCACTGGAAGAAATGACGAAGGCTGATGTCATCATCGGCCAGAACATCATCCGACACGACATCCCGCTCGCCAAGAAGCTGAAGAAAGGCTGGAGCCCCAAACCTGGAGCAGCGATCAAAGACACGATGGTCATCAGCCGCACGATGTTTCCGAACATCAAGGCGACCGACATCGCGCTGGTGCAGGCAGGCAAGCTCCCGCCGAAGTACAAGGGAAAGCACAGCGTCGCTGCGTGGGGCCATCGCCTCGGCAACCCCAAGGGCGACTACGCGGAAATCATGGAAGCCAAAGCTCGTGAGCTTGGCCTTGAGAACCCACGTGACATTGCGAACTTCGTGTGGGGCCAGTTCAACGAAGACATGTTCGAATACATGGCTCAGGACTGCGCCACCAACTTCGACATGTGGAAGCACTTCAATCCCGATGCCTACCCGCAGGCACCGTTGGACCTTGAGCATCGTATTTCCCGCGTATGCGATGCCATGAACACTGCGGGTGTGCCTTTCGACCTTCAGGCCGCTGGTGAGCTTCAGGCCGAACTGGTCGGGAAGAAGCACGTCATCGAGACGAAGCTCAAAGAGAAGTACGGCTTCTGGTTTCAACCGGTGAGCCCTGATCCGACTAAGTCCCTCTTCATTCCGAAGCAGCCGAACCGCAAGCCTGCGGTCGCTACGCTGGACGAGAATGGTGATTGGGAATGGTCGAACCCCGGCTACTGGGGTGACGAGACGATCACCGAGGAGCCCAAGCTCGACGTTGATGGCAACCCTGTCGTCAACGCAAAGGGCATCGTGCAGACCCGCAAGGTGAAGACCTTCGTTGGCTATCCGTGCACCAAGCTCAAGAAGATTGAGTTCAACCCGGGCTCCTCGGACCACCTTTCGAAGAAATTGATCGAGCAGGGATGGCGACCAACGAAGTTCACGGATGGCGGCAAGCCAGCCATGGATGAAGAGGTCATCGAGAGTATTGGCAACCTGTTCCCCGATATGGACGGACTGCCTACGCTCCTGATGGTCAACAAGCGACTATCGCAACTCGTTGGTGGCAAGTCATCGAAGTATCCGCTGATCGACAGCGTAGGAGAAGACGGATGCATTCACGGCGTCATCAACCCGATGGGGACTATCACCTCCCGGGCGGCTCACATGTTTCCAAACTTGGGACAAGTACCCTCAGCAAAGAAGCCATATGGGCACGAGTTCCGGAGGCTTTTCACGAAGCACTTACCCACGCCTTATCACGGGGTGGGGCTGTCAGCGTGCATGCTTGGGAAGATGGTACCGTGGAAATTCTTAGGCGCGGACCAAGAGGGCTTAGAACTGCGTGGTCTGGCGCACTATCTCCATCCGCTTGACGGAGGGAAGTATTGCACCACAGTCATCAGTGGTGATCCTCACTGGCTCCATGCGGTTGTCATGGGCCTTGCCGAGGGTGAGCGCGACAAAGCCAACCAACTCCACACCGTTCTCCGTGAGGACGGCAGCAAGAGGTTCATCTATGCCTACATCTACGGGTGCGGAGACGAGAAAGCTGGCTCTATCATTTACGAAGCTCTCCTCAACGCGAGGAGAAGCTGCGGAGCCGAAGGCGCTGCGATCTACAGCAAATTCTTCACCGAGAACCCCGGCGAAGATGAGCTACGCCGAGTGGGCAAGAAGGTTCGCAGAAGCTTCCGAACCCGCATCGAAGGCTTCAAGGTTCTGCAGGACAAACTGTCTGAGCAGGTTGGCAAGCGCAATCGCGTCATCGGTCTCGATGGTCGGATCATCCCAATTCGGTCTGACCATAGTGCACTCAATTTCCTCATTCAGTCAGCCGGTGCCATCGTCTGCAAGGAATGGGTTGCCAGCGCCTTCGAAGAACTCGAACGGCGATACACCTACAACTGGGATGACCCGTGGGCTGGAGACTTCGTGTTCGTGCTTTGGGTGCACGACGAAGTTCAGCTTTGCGTAAGAGAAGGCCTTGAAGAAGAAATCGGTAAAATCATCGTCGACTGCGCGCGTAAAGCGGGCGTCCCGTACGGCCTCCGTGTCCCGCTCGACAGCAAGTACGTCGTTGGCGACACGTGGGAAGACACTCACTGAAGACACAGGGGACGCCTCAGGGCGTCTCCTACGTCTCCTGCGCCAAGTGCAGCGGGAGCATGTGCGGGTCAAGAGCGACCTCGCTCGCAAGGAAGCAGACGTCATTGCGATGGCTGCGTCCCTGCAACTCATATCGACCAAGGTGGGCGCTCAACGCTTCGCCAAGACGTGGCTGATTACCAGCAAGGGCCTCGTGTGGCTCAACGAAAAGGACGACTAATGTCAATTGAAACCATCGTCAGCGCGCTTCAGACTGAAATCGAAGCCGTGCGCGACAACGCATGGGACGCTGGCTATCTGGCAGGCGTCGCTGACGCTCGTGCGCGCCCTGCGAAGGCAGACACCATCGTGCAGGAAATCATCGCTGAGGGCGCTGCGGACTACTACGAAGCCCTTGAGGAGGCCGTGGACAACTGGTCGGCATACGCCGAGAGTGTCCGCGACTGATGAAGAAGCTCCTACTGATCGACGGCGACGAAATGCTGTTCAAGGCAACCGCCGCTGTCGAGCATGAAACCAAATGGAACGTGGTGCTGGGTGAGGTTGACTGGCGTGAGCCTCCAATCCACGTGCTCACTTCGTCCCCGGCGAAGGCCAAGCAAGTCTTCGAGGAAATGATCGAGAGGTTCTTTGAGCGTTTCGAAACCCGAGAGCACTTCCTGTGCTTCTCCACCACCGCCGACTTCAACTTCGAAGAAGACAAGCAGGCGAACTTCCGGTTCGATGTTGATCCTACATACAAGAACAACCGGGCCAACTCTCGCAAGCCTCTATGCTACGCGCTTCTGCGGGGATGGGTGGAAGAGAAGTTCAACTGCAAAAACTTCGTAGGCCTTGAGGCTGACGACGTGATGGGTGTTCTGGCAACCATGCCGATGAAGGACACCCAGCGCATCATCGTCTCGCAGGACAAGGACATGCAGACCATCCCCTCCCAGGTATGGCGCAAGGGCGACCTTGTGGACGTATCTGAGGAGGAGGCCGACAAATTCCACATGATGCAGACGCTCGCGGGCGACATCACTGATGGATACGCAGGTTGCCCCGGGGTCGGCATGGTCACCGCAGAAGCCTTCGTCAACACGCCCTACATTGCCACGCCGTACGAGCACACGATGGCTCGCGGCAAGCGTAAGGGCGAGGTGGAGACGCGGTGGAACGAGGTGCCTACGGATGACCTGTGGGCCGGTGTGGTCTCCCTGTACGCCAAGGCTGGACTTACGGAAGCCGACGCTCTCCGACAGGCTCGACTGGCGCGCATTCTTCGCTGGAGCGACTGGGACAACAAGAAGAAAGAACCAATCCTTTGGACACCAAAGACTTAGCCTACCTCGCCACCTGTTACACAGTGTGGAAGGACGACGCAGGCATTCACAACGCTTACGTGGACGCTGCGAAGATCACAGGAGCCCTCATGAAGCAGGGCTACAAAGTCTACTCCCCGATTGTGCACGGACATCCCGTGTCTCTCTACGCCAACGTAGACCCTCTCGATCACAGCTTCTGGCTGGACTACGACCGCACCATGCTCACAAAATGTGACGTGCTGCTGGTTGCTAAAATGAAAGACTGGGAGAAGTCGAAGGGCATTGCGTTCGAAATCGAGTTCTTCAAGAAGGTGGGCAAGCCAATCTTCTATCTTGACCCAGAGACCTTGGAGATCAGCCAGTGATCTTTCAGAACGAATACGAGCGCGACCTGTGGCAAAAGAAGCAGGACACCATGAACAAGGCGAAGCAGCTTGCCGCCGAGAAGGCGTGGACAGAAGCAAATGAAGCTGCTGCTGTGAAGGCGACTGCCGAACGCCCTCGTGGCTCCGACCTGATGCCTCAGACGGAGAAAAGTGTTCGCCAGTTCGGCACCGGGGCGACCCGGGACCTCGACGCGAACAAGCTGGACTTCGAAGGATTCCTGAGCCCCTTGGTCCTAGAACGCTACGCCGAGCACATGCACAAGGCACGCAAGATGGCTGACGGTTCGATGCGCGCGAGCGACAACTGGCAGCTTGGCATCCCGGTCGTGGCCTACATGAAGTCTCTGTTCCGGCACTTCTTCAGCGTCTGGAAGCTCCACAGGGGCCTTGAGGTGACTGAAGTGGTCAAGGGTATCCGTATCACCAAAGACCTTGAGACCGAACTGTGTGCCCTTCTGTTCAACGCCAGCGGCATGCTGCACGAGGTGCTCAAAGCCAAGGCGGATGAAAGCGCCGCTAAGTGAAGCGGACAAGTGACAAGCACGGCACCAGCTACATCATCGACGCAGACGGATTGAAGGTTACGCCCGGGGGCCAAACGCGCCCCGGGTGTCCCCTTGTTGAAGTCTGGTGGTCGCGTGATGGAGCGAAGGCCGACGAGACCATCATCATCCGTCAGGAATGGGCAGGCCGCGACACCGCAGAGGTTCTGGAGGTGACGCAAGGGCAGGCCTACGACCTGATGAAAGCTTTGGCTGACGCTATGGAGCGTAAATGATCTTCCAACCGTTTCCCAAGCTCGCGAGGCTCTCTCGCGGGTGTGTCATCACCGAGAAGCTCGACGGCACCAATGCCCAAATCTACATCGTCGACCCCGACACGCTTGAAGGCTCCGAATACGAAGAGGTCATCCAGACCGAGCCGGTGCTTCAAGTGGGCTCCCTGTATGGCTTCGTCGGCTCCCGCACGCGCCTGATCACACCAGGTAAGACGACGGACAACTACGGCTTCGCTCAGTGGGTCTCGGACCATCCAGACCTGATTGAGCTTGGCGAGGGTCGCCACTTCGGTGAGTGGTATGGCCGAGGCATCCAGCGTGGCTACGGCCTCCCTGACAAACGCTTCGCTCTCTTCGACACCTCGCGGTGGCCTGAGCAGCGTCCGCGCCCGTCGTGCGTCGAGGTGGTGCCTGTGCTCCACAGCGGCGAGTTCAGCACCGCAACCATCGACGCAACGATGACCCTGCTGGGCGCTACGGGTTCCAAGGCCGTCCCCGGCTTCATGAACCCCGAGGGCATCGTCGTCTACCATCAGGCATCACGAACGCAGTTCAAGAAGACGTTCGACGACAAACACAAGGAAGCAGCATGACACGTTACGATCCCATGCAGGGTCGTGACCACTGTCCTGAGTGCGGAACGGAGTTTAATATGACTGACATCCAATCCCCTAACGCCGTGATCGAGGGCGAAAGCTCCAAGGTGACCTTTGGCGAATTCTGGCACATGGACCCGAACGACCACGCCTTCGCTGGACCGTTCGCCACCAAGGAAGCCGCAGAAGCCGACGCCCGCAACTATCTGCAGGACGTGGGCGGCCGCTACCACCTAGACAGCGTCATCATCGTCAAGACTGTGTCGCGTGGCGAGAACACCGTGACCGTGGAATCAAACTTCCATGACGTCTGAGCGCAACGGGTCCCATCGCTTCCGTGTGACGCCCGATGGCCTCGTGCTTGAGGTGGGCTACAGCTACTACGCGGCCCAGCCAGATGGTGTGTGCGTCTGGAAGAACGACTACCGACGCGCCACGGCTGACGACATCAACCCGAGCCTTCTAGTTGGCGTATCGGGT